AAGGCAACTGCGACGCTGCTGTCTGGGTGGCGGCTTACTACAGCCATAAATACTGTCTTGAACTATGTGTATACACAGCAGATGACAGGTGACGTCGAGGTACCCTCTACACACAATGGGGACGATGTCTTCTCCTCTGTCACCAAACTGAGAACGGTGCGAGACTTTGAACGCAACGCTAGGAAACACAAGATTCGCTTCCAATCAGCGAAATGTTTCCTAGGCAGTATCGCAGAATTCTTGAGGGTTGATCATCGGAACGGTGGTGGCGGGCAGTATCTAGCTAGAGGAGTAGCCACCTTCATCCACGGTCCGACTGAGTCAGTGATACCTAATGACCTTACATCACTGTTAAAGTCAATGGAAACCAGGAGAACTGAGCTACTGGAGCGAAACGCAAATCCGTGTGTGGTGAACAAGTTCTTCGTGGCTATGATGAAGTACGTGGCAAAGATATGGCGCAAGACGCTGGGGGAGCTCAGCATAATATACGGGACGCACGTGAGTCTAGGTGGACTCTCGGAAGAAGTGACAGAGGCATCGACCAGATACCAGATCGTCAGGACTATCATCAAGAAGAAATCTAGTGGTGATGCAGGTCAGAAGTGTACCACACAAGCTTGTGACGGTGAAACCGAAGAAGTGAGTGGAGATGAAGTGACCCACGTAGAGGGTGCCGAGGAAGATAGGACATATTTTCCGGGGGCATGGGCTTATGCCAGGGCTGTCACGCGTCGAATCATAGATAAGCAATATCTACAACAAATTGCAAACGCAGCGACCAGAGCTATTCGAGGGACTACTCTCGACGTCAAGTTCGGGGCGAGGATTGAAACAATCCGACCCGGCTTAGATGCAGTAATGCGAGCTAACCAGTATGGGATGTTTAGGGGGGCACCTGTGGGCGCCAAAGCGATAATGGCTTTGGCCCACGGTGTACCCATGCTGGCCATTGGTATAGATGAGAATTGGGTAGGAGAGATGTTGAGATTGGAGAAGGATCCACTTGATACATTGAGAGCCTGGTTTTAATCTACCAAAGTACAACCGTACAACAAATAGGAGTGCGTACGG